CTGTCTCCTTCCTTAAGCAGCTCCTCGACGACATAGCCCTTGATGTCATCGTGTATCGGTATCACCCTGTTCCTACCAGCCTCCGTCTTGGAGCCGGCTACGAGGTAGCTGATTGTCATTTCATTTCCGTCATCGCTGCATGCCTCGTCAATATGGACTGCATCCCTGCTGATCCCAATAAGCTCGGATGCCCTGCAACCCGTATAGATGTAGATGAGGATGAGATGAGCCTCGGGAGTGTCCAGCTCCTTCAGCCTTCGTATCTCGTCTATCGAGAAGGGATAATGCTTGTCCGACTGGCTGAATCCAGCCACCCTGATGTATGATGTATAGTCAGAGTCTCTTGAGATGTACTGGTGGATAACTGCATACTCGAATATCTTCGAGCAAAGAGCCTTCATGTGGACCTGCGTGCCATTTGCTGAGCCGTCCCTGTCAAAGATATCCTGGAGGTCAGCAAGCGTGATCGTGTCAATCCTCCTGTTATGGATTGAACTGAAGCGCTTGATCCATGCTCTATACCCCCTCCTTGCGGATTCTGAGAGGCCGGAAAGGTCCTCCTCGCTTATGATCTCGAATATCTCCAGGAACGTTGGCACCTTCCTCCTTGTTGCGTCCATGATGCGGTCATAGAGGTCTGGCGCCACTGCGTCAGCCTCATCCCTGGATATCTTCCTTGACTTCGTGAGCGAATAGATCGAGAGGGCATTGAGCGCCTCCTCCCTCGTCTCGAATGTCCCTATGCTTACCTGCTTCTTCTTTCCTGTTATTATATCTCTTTCATCACTCATTATACGAGCACAGTAGGGCTTTCTTCTCTTTCCCGATAATTTAACCACGGTACCTGTATTGTTCGGCCTGCGTCTGAATCTTGCGTTCCTAGGCATAATATGACACGTCCTTTCATATAGATGATTGCCTTCAGCGTGCCACAGGTGCTATAATTGTGTACGCGGAAGGTCTTTTTTAACGAGATGGTCTTCTTGCAGTGATGTTCCAGCATCACGCTATCAGCATCCTGGCGCTGTCCGGGATGCCTTTTTTCATGTGGAAGATTGTAGTGCATTGCACTACGTTGTACTATTGACGGTTACTTTACTATGTGAAGCTAATGATAAAATCATATAATGCTACTTTAGAAGCTTTCTTGTATTTGAATCAATAGAAAGATATGTAATTAAATATCTATTTTCTTCGATTGCTGAAGAATTTGCAAAACATTTACTCTTGATTATCTTGTCATGCTTCTCCTTGCTTACGGTCACTGTGTCAATTACATTTACATTCATCAGTTGATTTTTGTATGTTTTGCTGTGGCATCTACTTTCTATTATTTTTCCCGATTCGTCTTTTTCAATGATTCTCCTTATTGGCATAATATCCTGATTATTTGTGCGTGGGTTGTGATTTCGGAATGCAATGATATTGGATATGCAAAAATAATTAGAATCATTCTTCTTGCTTATACATATGTTTAAAACGTATTGCTGAACATGATATGATGCAATGAAGTCAGGGATAAGCTTGGTTTTACCTCTGAATTTGTTAACATCAAAATAGTGCCATTCTCCTTCGGTCAATGCTTTCATAATGAAAGGAAATGAAAGAACTCTGATTCTTGTTGTCTCGTTGCTCCAGGCTCGGCCATTTTTTGATAACTTAAGGATATCTAATGTGATAATGCTCTTTTTCATGTTCTTATAAGCGTTGATACCATTGAATGCCCCTTCAAACTTTAGCTGCTTGTTATGGGATTTTTTATCGTAGAATTCGTGGATGTCCAGTATATGGCTTACTGCCTTTGCCTCACAGTAAACTTTAAATGTCATGCCATCATCCATCTCAACAAATATTTCATGGTTCTCTATTCGACTTTCAAAGAAATTACAGTAATCCTTTAATGTTATGTACTGATCATCTGGGATGATGCCTTTATTTATGCAATTTTCAATATAATCTGTATGATCTTCCATCTTTCCTCCAAACAAAAAAACACCAGCTTACTAGGCTAGTGTTTTTTTAATAAGTGCTAGCGAGTGCATCAGATGACTGACCACTCCACCCATAGGATACTTGATGCGTCCCCTCCAGGGTCATGGCTGAGCAGGCCAGGGGATACGGTGCTAGCTCCGTATTCGCTTTCTTGCGAACTCGACAGTCGACGAGAACGAAACGGCATTCGGCTCAAGGACAAGCCTTTATGTTTTCGTCATCTCATTTATAACACTAGTGATATTCAGTTGTAAAGCATTATTATATTTTTTTGGATCCTAGAATTCATTTATGGCCATTAGGCACAGCATAAAACGCCTTCATGGGTAAAATATTGTGTTCTTAAATATTATCTTTAGCTATGTAGAACATTGCACTACAAAATAATTGCTTGATGTTCTAAAGTTGGGCAACAAAATGGTTAACCTTGAATTTCTTTTATCTTTTGGGATTCACGATACTGTTCAGCATCAGGAACTTCCTTGAACTGCACAAGCGGGTCGTAGTTGTCATGCACTGCCTTTTCAATCTCCGCAAGTGAAACGTTGAAAAATTCCTTTCTCTGGTTGATCATGTTCATCTTGTTCTTTTCAAATGTTTTATGTAGCATAGCCTCAAGTTTTGGCGCGTCGTCACTGAAAATCATCGCGTGAACATCAAACTTGAAAGGAACGGATGCGGATCCTAGTTCATCGATTCTATCCTGAGGCTCAAGTCTTCTTGTCATTCCTATCTTGAAGACATTTTCACCGAATGCACCGATGTTCGAGATGACATAAACATATCCAGCTTTCGCATTCATTTCCCTGTAATCGATATCCTCCAGCTCATCATTCTTTTCGCTTATTTTTGCCTGAATTTCCTCAACCTGCTTCTTCCATTCATCCCGCGCAGATTCGGAAATATCTTTTTCTCTTTCAAGAAGTGCTTTCAAAGCATTATTAAACTGATTGATATCCTTGTTTACTTTTGCCTTTGCTGCCTTTATTTCTGCTTTCAGTTTTGCTTCTTCACGTTCCTGTTCACGCTGTTCTCTCAACAGGTCTTTTTCTTCCTGCTTCTTACGTTCGTATTCATAGCAAAGTTCAAGCTCTTCAATCTTCAGATTTTCATACATATTAGTTATTGAAAGCTTGCTTCTCTTGTTGAGGTTGTCAAGCTGGACACCAACTTTCTTGATTCTTTCCTTTATCTTTTCTATGTTGTTGAACTTTACCTTTGAAATAAGATTATCACACTCATTGTTGTATGCTCTCATGTACATCTTCATATTGTCATTGTTCATTGCTCTTCCTTTTGAAAGGCTTCCATCTAGAGTCCAACTGTCGAAATAATGAAGTGCCTGTTTTGCCTTGATCATTTCCTTTTGCTTAGATCGCACTTCTTTGATTTTTTCAGCATACTCCTTGCTGTTCATGCAGTTATACTTGGGCTCATAAAATCCGAATTCAAGCAGTGCGACATCATCATCGAGCTGCTTTATCTCTTTTTTCTTTGATTCTATTGATTGATTGAGCTGATCAATCTTGTTTTCTAGTTCACTCTTATTACTGATGAGTTCTTGGATTACTGAAGTAATGCCATCCTTCTCCTTGTTTTTTGAATCAATCATCATATCAATTTCTAATATTGTCTTACCTTTAGTCTCTTCTACGATCTTGTTTGCCTGATCGAGCTGATAATCCTTTTCCTTCAGTTCTCTTTCAAGCTCATCGATTCTTTGTAGTTCCTTCTTGTTAAATAAACCCATTGTTGTTTCTCTCCTCTTCTTTTTTTAGTAGTATTATTTCTTCTTCGGTTAGATCTCTTTGGGCAAGCTTTGCAAGTTTTGGAATTCGCTTTATTTCGTGAATATCCAGGTTCAACAAATCCTTACATAAGGAGATTGCTTTTTCATAATCTCCGCGTCTTTGGTAAAGAAGTATGTAATGCACGAAGAACTTTCCACCATGTAAAGGCTCCATATGGAATTTTTTGTCTATTTTTCTCATTTGCGCATATAATTCTACCGCCTCAGCACATTTTTCTTCTGTTTTGGAAGCTAGTCTTGAGTGGTAGTTGCCATTATGAATAAGCTTTCTCCATAACACTTCTATTTCATCTGTTACTTCAAAATACAAGTTCAGGTATGGTCTGATCTCGGATTCGAATTTGTAGTGATATCCATAATTACTGTCTAAGAATTTCCAATTGCTTTGTTTTCTAAGTTCATACCAATCAAGCTCGCTCCCATAATGTTTAAGGAAAATAAGTTTGTTGTCATACTCAGTTTTTCTTGAATCAGGGACAAAAGATGTTGTTACATTTATTCTTGTTTCATTTGATGTATTAGTGTTTTCTTCTTTCAAATCATTATGCTTGTCATCTTTTTTTAACTTGTTTTTAAAAATATTAAAAATCCCCATTATTTAATTGCTCCTTGATTTTTGTTATTTCTTAGGGTGGAAATCATTTCCACCTGCGTATTTTGCTAATTCGTTGATATCGATATTAAGTGCTTCGCACAGGGATTTTGCATCACTAAAGTATAGATTATTCTTTCCTCTTTCGATATCAACATACCATGCTTTTGATTTGCCAATCATCTTTCCGAGTTCCTCCTGTGTAAGACCATTCTTCTTTCTTGCATTTTTGAGATACTGACCAATTCTTAAATTAAAATTATTATACATAAACAGATCTCCTTTTCGGCTTTGTATTTGTAATTCAATTACATAATATATTTAGTTGGCTAATAACACAACTAAAAAAAGAATTATAATAAATAAAAAACTGTTTAAAATAATTAAAATATGGTTGACAGCCAACTTTTCAAGAGTATAATCATAGGTGAGAGTTGGCTGAAAGCCAATCAAGGAAGGAGGAACCATGAAGCTTAAAGTAAAAGCTATTAGGGCCAACTTGAACATGAGCCAAAAAGAATTTGCTGATATTCTTGGAATGTCTCTATCTACTTATCAGAAAAAAGAGCAAGGAGCGAGTCCTTGGCTATTTGAAGAAATCGTAAAGATTGCAGATAAGTTCAAAATTGACATCAATCAAATAGATGCTTAATTTTTTTAATCAAAAAGTTGGCTATAAACCAATTTTGAAAGGAGGAGCATACAATGAACGAAGTACAACTATTTAATTTTGAAAATCATGAAGTAAGAAGTCTTTTGATTAACAGCGAGCCATGGTTTGTTGGAAAAGATGTGGCTGATGTTCTCGGGTACCAAAATGGTAGTCGAGATATTAACCGTCACGTAGATGAAGAAGATAAGCAAAACTACCAAAACGGTACTTTTGATTCTCCAAGAGGAATGACTATCATCAACGAATCCGGTCTTTACAGTCTTATTCTCTCAAGCAAGTTACCAAGTGCCAAGAAATTCAAGAGATGGGTCACAAGTGAAGTACTCCCAACACTTAGAAAAACAGGGCAGTACCAAGTGAAGGAACTAAGCGGACAGGAATTAATGGCTAAGGCATTAATCGAGGCACAAAGTGTTCTAGCTGCTAAAGACAAGCAGATTGAGCAGATGAAGCCTAAGGTGGTATTCGCTGATGCAGTAGCCACTAGCCATACATCTATCCTTGTTGGCGAACTTGCAAAAATCTTAAAGCAGAATGGCATTGACATGGGTCAGAAGAGATTATTCTCATGGCTCAGAGAAAAAGGCTATCTGATCAAGCGCCAGGGAACTGATTACAACATGCCTACACAGAAGGCTATGGATCTAGGTCTCTTTGAAATCAAGGAAGGCTCTTACGTCAACGGCTCAGGTGTAAACATCACTACTAAGACGCCCAAGGTAACCGGCAAGGGCCAGCAGTATTTCATTAATAAGTTCCTTCAATAAGAGGTGATAACAATGGATGAATGGAGTATCAGCGTTGATGAAGTAATGAGAATCACGCACAAGTCGCGTGATTTCATAATCAATGCGATTGAAAACGGATCGTTTCCTGGAAGCTTCACGAAAACAAAGAACGGCACGAGATGCGTGCACATTCCTCGAAAGGCTTTCGAGGAGTAC